ACTGGTAGTAGAGCTGCAACAGTAAATTCATCTGCATCTATTCTACGAAACTGTGTCTTAACTCTACCAGCAAGGTATCTTTTAAGTGTGGGTTTAATAATTGATAATTTTTTTAGTTTACTATAGTCAACTGCAAGTCTAGTGCTTTCATCAAACTTTGTATTGTTACTAAAATCAACCAATTTATCTAACAACTCAAGTCTTAGTGTCATAGGTAGATAGTGTAGATTGATACCTAAGAAACCATCTGAATATGGTTCTAGTGGTAATACCAAAGGAAACGAATCATAATATGGTAATTTTGCTTTAAGTTTTGGGTCGTAGAAAAACATATTCAAACGACCAAAGAAAGGTTTGTTATTCCTCTTTCCATCTCGTATTAAGTCCATTGCACCTGGCTTACCAAATTCCTTAATCTTATCACGATACCATTGTGTAGACTTTGGTCTTCCTTTTGCAGCTTTTACAACTGATTGTATAAATTTACTCTGTGCCATACTTCTATTTATACTTTATATTCAGATGGTCTTCAGTTAGAACTTTAAATTCCATATCATTAAGTTCACAGAACTCATTTGCATATTTCCATTTAGCTTGATTGATTGTGTATGTCTTAACCTCATTCAACCATCTTTTAGTTTTTCTTTGTGGATTTGCTGATGGTGGTTTGCATTGATACTTAGGTTTGACCTCAATGATAAACTTTTTAATAGAACCATTTTGTTGTTTGACTTTCATATAGAAGTCTGGGAAGTATCTGTGCATCCTATTATCCCAAGGCGAGATGTAAGGTATGATGATTTCTTCACTACCCCATTCTAATATCTTATCGTTCATATCACAATATACCATAAGTTTACGTTCCCAAAGTGAACGATATATTACTTTAGATGGATTTCCCCTATATTTTTTAGGGTTATTAGGAATGTATTTACCACTATATGCCATGTTAATCTTTATAAATAGATGTTACAGGAGTATTTATACATGGCGCTAGGACTAGGACAAGTAATTGCAACCAATATTGGTAGGAGTTTTAAAAAGTTTGTCAACAATGTAGGTAAACAAACTTTAGGTATACCTGATTTATCTGATACCAGTAAATTAAATCAAAGACCATCTACTGGTTTTACAAACTTGGCGTTTCCTTTAGATGTTGCAGCTGCGAAAGGTAATGGTAATCATGGTCATTATGTTATGTTTTTTGTTAATGAACAAACAAATGCAAAATTAAAATTTGGTAATGCTGATGGTACTTCAGATAAACCAGATGGTTATAATGAGCGTGGTGAGTTTGGTATTACATCTAAAAAAGTATATAAAACTCGTGTTAATGAAGATGATTATGATTTAGAAGAATCTGGAGCATCTAACTTTTCTCAGGACTATGCACCAACAACTTTTAAAAAGAATGTTACAGTTAAAGTAAGACCTACAAGAAATAAGGTTGCAGTAATTTCAATGTTTATGCCTGCACAAGTTCAAACAACATATGGAGTTCAATTTACTGATACACAAATGGGATTGTTTACTGGAGATGCTCTAAGTGTTTTTGATGATCTAACAACAGCTGGTGGAAGTACTGAAAGAGCAATGGAAACTATACAAACAATAGGAACAGAATCACTACCAACATCATTGGTACTTATGATGCAAAATACTCTTGGTGCGTTGCCTGGTCTTGGTGGACTTAGGGAAGCAAGAGGTATAACTACAGGTGAAATTATATCTGATAGATTAGAACTTGCATTTAAAGGTGTTGATAAAAGATCATTCCAATACACATTTAAAATGATACCAAAAAGTGCAGCTGAATCAGAAGAAATTAGAAAAATTGTTTATATGTTTAAAAGAAATATGTTACCAGAATTTGTTGGTGGTTCTAACGGAAGAAAAATGGTTGTTCCAAATACTTTTGATATAGAATATATGTATAATGCTAAGCATAATGAATATTTACATAAAATAGGAACTTGTTATCTTCAAAATATGAGTGTAAGTTATGGTGGAGATAAGTATAGAACATATAGTGAAACTGATAATGGAGCTCCTCCAGTTGAAACATCTATAACACTTTCATTTAAAGAATTAGATTTAATAACGAGAGAAAGTATAGTAGGTGCTGATGGTATTGAGGGAGGACATTAGTTATGTATTTTGAGAGTATGCCAAAAATTTATTATGATTCTATGAGTACTGGTCAACCAAAAGTAGTCACTAATCTTTTGCGTAGAGTGGGTGTTCGTGCAAAGGTTAAAACAAATACATTATTGTTTGACACTTATGATGTAAAAGAAGGAGAATCACCAGAATCTATTGCACATAAACTCTATGGTGATCCAGAGTTGCATTGGGTTGTGTTATTAGTAAATGACGTTACAGACAGATATCATCAATGGCCTCTGAACTATTCACAGTTTAATCAATACATTGCAGACAAATATGATAATGTAGATGGTGTGCATCATTA